TGAGAGCCAGCAGTCGAGAATTTATTGAAGAACAAAAGAAATTATTAAGCCCTCTTAAATTTGAACAAGATTATATGTGCTCGTTCGAAAGCGTGGCAGATCAATTCTACTATAGTTGGCGACGAACCATGGCTGTGGAAGAACCCATTAGAGATCGTAATAGAGAACTTTATAGTCTACATGACTTTAATAAAAAATTGATGTCGGCTGTAATCATACAAATAGTAGGAGACATTAGATCACCAGATGGTCGTATTGAAGTCTTAAAAACTTATACCATACCTGATTGTTCAACAGAAGATATGGCTCGTGCTATTAGATTTGATTTTCCCACAAGAACTATTCAAAGCGTAATGGATATGTCAGGTAGTCAAATCAATAGAGATACCACAAGTCCCTTTGGTGTTACTGATAAAACTATCCTTGAAAAATATGGATTCCGTATCATTAATAGTCGCAATAGTAATCCCATGGTGTCAGATACTGATAATAGTAGTAATGCCTTTATTAATCAAGGTCGTTTGACAATATGGCAAGGAGAAACTAAACTATTAGATGCCCTAGAAACTTATCATTATGAAGATGCCAATCGCAAAAAATTAGTAAAATATGCTGATGCCAAATATGCTCATATTGACTCCTTGGGAGATTGTATTAGATATGGCATTCATCATTTCTTTCCCATGGTCCATGATCATTCGGGCGGAGCAGAATACATTGATGGTATGGAAAGATTTGATCTTGAACCTGGTTTCCAATATCTAACTGAGACTAACATACCTAAGAGTCGAGATGGTGTGCCAGAAGTAAGTTGGATGATTAAGAAGTTTGAAGATGAATTACACGGAAATAGTGAAAATATATGGTAACGCAGGCCTTTGTTTATAGATGGATTCACATACCTACATTAAGATGGTATATTGGACCTTTTAACATAAATCAACCTGATATTAGCCCATTTCTTGCCTGATAACTAAATACTTGGTTATAACAATTCCTAGGAAAAACGCATGGCTTTATCAGTTAGACAGTTAACTGCACCTTCTCATTTAATGCAGACCATTCAACCACAAATGACTGCCTATCGTAGCAGTTATGAAGGTGGTCCCGCATTTAAGAATCTAGTCTTGGTCAAAAGACCCAGTGAAGATGCGGCATTATTCCGTGACAAATTATTAAACGTAGCAGTAATGCCTGTGTGTAAGGCCATTGTCGACGAGATCGTAGACGTAGTTTATGAAGAAGAACCAGTTCGCCATCCAGCTTTCCTAAGCCGTGCCAACAATGCCGACATTGGCATTCCTGATTGGTATCGTGACTTTGTCAACAATGCTAATCTAAATGGTGACAGTCTAAGCGCAGTAATGGAACAGGCCGCCTCAATGGCCGGCATTGAAGGTTGGAGTTGGGCATTTGTTGATTTACCTGAAGACCCTAGTCCTTCTAATCGACCCTATGTCAGTGTGTGTTCAGCAGAGCACGTTATAGATTGGCGTATATGGACACAATATGGTAAGGACTATTTTGAATATATCAAAGTCATTGAATATCAAGATGCTGACTGCACCATATATAAACTTTGGTATGCTGGTGATGCCAAGAATCCTACATACTGTGAAAGATACATCGTCAAGCAAGAGCAGATGATGAATCAGGAAAACCAGATTGATCCCATAGAAACATATACACTACCCTTGGGGCTTCCAATACCTGCGATCCAGGTGTTGGCACGACAAGATCAGCGGCGATCGGATATGGGCGTCAGTGACCTAAGCGAGGCCGCAGATGCTCAAAGAGAATTATTCAAACTAGAGTGTGAAGCATACGACAGTGTTAGATTTAGCAAACCGATCATCCGTGCTGCCGCTGGTATTCGTATTCCTGCAGGTGGAGGTGGTATTGTTCGTGCTGACAAAGAACAAATGGAAGTATTCAATATTCCCACACAGGATATTCAACAAATTCGTGAACAACAACAAAGCATCATAGATCGCTTGGATGGGTTTCTAGGCAGAGGTAGCATAAGAAGTCAACGTATGCAGGTTCAAAGTGGAATATCTATCATTGAAGAACGCCGTGCTTTACATCGCAAGGCCAGTCAACGTGCTCGCCGTATGGAATCAGTAGAACAAGAAATATTAAAGTTGGCCGCGGCTTTTATGGATCAACGCTGGGTCGGAGACATAGAATACAACACAGACTATGAAGACAAGGACCTACAATTCAAAATGGCATTGTTGCAAACAGCACAGGGTCTAAGTGGAACTAATCCTGTGATTCAAGGTATCATAGATCGTGAAGTTATCAAGTTGATTACTCCACCGGATGAAACTTCAGCCTATCTAGCACAAATAGGACAACAGGTCGCTGAACCTCAGACCAATGCCTATGATTGGAGTCATAGTGACGTAGCTCAGAAACAATTGGTCAAGGAGAAAGAGTCGGATGATATCTTTGATTCAGAGATACAAGACCGCGGAACTACAACCAATGACCCTCTTGCCAGACAGCTTATTATGTTGGGCGTAGGTAGATAAACAATTTTCGTCTTTGATCTTGTGACGTAAAAATTAGATCATCAGGTGGTAACTGAAATAACCAAAGGAAAATAAATGGATACTAAAAATTCAAATGCGGTGACCCCGAATAGTCAACAAGGTGGTTCTAATATCTATGATACACAACCACAAACTCCAGCTAACACTGATACTCCAATAGGACCTAATCTAGGTGCTATTAGAAAATCAGGACAGATGGAAGTATTACAAGCACTTAGCAAAGTTGCTGGCGTGGACTTTTCGAAGCCCAAAGACGCTGTCAAATTCGTAGAGAGCTTAGTAGGACAAAACTCCGGTGGTTCCGATAAACCAAACAAAGAAGTAAAATCCAGTAAAGTAGGTGGAGAGCTTGCTGAATTGCGTAATATGATTCAAGGACTGCAAAGTCAATTGGAACAAAAAGATCTTGCAGTTCGTCAAACTAGCCTACAAAGTCAAATCAAAGAAACTGCTATACGCAATGGATTTGATCCCAATATGTTAGATATTGCCACAAATTTATTTGAGTCCAATATTGACTATGATGAATCTGGAAATTATTTTGTAAAAGGCGCGAATGGTTCTGTGAAATTGGACAGCAAAGGCAATCCATATACATTAGAACAATTAGCAAGTGATATATTAAGATCAAGGCCTAAATTGGCCGCCGATGAAGGACGTACTGGAACAGGTAGCCGTTTTGGCACAGGTGTTCAGCGTAGTCCTGATGAAATTCCAGATGCTTCCACTGACCTAGAAGGTTGGAAGAAGTGGAAAGAAAATCAAGGCATTGGTGGACGTAGCCTCAAAGGTCTTAGTGTATCGATGAATAAACCAATCGTTTAAAAGACAAATTAAAAGGAAACTATTATGTCATATTTTATCGGTGGAAGTTCTGGCGAATCAAACGCATTTGAAAAAACAATCCAGAATTCCGCAATTCAGGTTCTTCACGAATCACAAGGTTTGGTCAATATGACCAATGTAGTAATGCCTAATCAAGGTAATACCTATAAAGTTCCACATATGGCACCTATCTCTTATGGTGACTATGTTGATCAAAATACAAACCCAACTTACAATGTTGGTGGAAGTAATATTGAACAAACAGCACAGATCACAGCCAAGGAAGTTGTTGCTACTCCAGCAGTTGCAATGACAGCTTTTTCAAAGTTCTTGGGATGGACTACTGCATTCGACCTAGCTTCAAACCTAGGAACAGAATTAGGTATGAGCTTTGCTGAAAAAGTAGATCAACGTATTACTGCCGCTTTTGTTGGTAACCCAAGTGTTGTTAGCTCCGGCGACACATCATTGGCTGGTTTTGCTAACACACAAACAGCAGTTTATTACAGTGTTGGTAATGCTCCTCAAACTGATGGATTCACACGTATTCAGGCCAATGCCGCTCAAGGTCTAATCGCCGAAGGTAGCACAGCCACTATTACCTACGCTGACTACACTGCTAACACAGTTGCTGGTCTAGTTCGTAATGTTATCAAAGCATGGCGTAAATCACGTAACCCTGGACGTCCAACAATTATTCTTGGACCTAACGAAGAACAACGCCTATTGAGCGAATTGACTGGTGGTGCTGTTTATGCTCCAGGTAGCCAAGGTGGAACAAGCATCAATGCTGGTTTAACCGCTCTTGGTGATGAGTTATTGGCCACAGGTATGTTGCGTAATCTTTATGGTTGCACAGTTGTTTTTTCTACATTCCTACAATCTAGTGTTACTGGTCGTTGGATTGATGGAGCTAGCGCAACTGCTACTTCCGTTGGTGCCGCTATCGGTCCTCAGGCTATTACTACTGTAATGGTCAAAGGTCTTGACATCTCTATGGGTGACAAGGATGGTGGATTACAAACTTGGATCACTGGCTTAGGCTATTTTGGTTCAGGTGTTGTAGACCAAGCACGTGGTATCGCAATTAACATCGCTTAATTGTAGTAGGGCTCATTTAGAGCCCGTTTCGGAGAACTAATATGGCAATAGCAAGTTTTTTAGCATACACTGATTCAACGCTTCAACCAGGCGGAGTAAATCGCATTTCAGCGGCTACTCCAGCTGATGTTGCGTTTTATGATCGTGCGGCTTATAAACGACTACAACAGGTATATCCCACAGGAGATACCGCTAACAATAATGGTCCTGATCAGGATTATCAATTGTCGTATACATATTTCCCCAAAGCCAGTATTGAAATGCTGATTATGTTAGAAATGGGTTGGTGGCCCTTGTATGTAGAACGTACCCTAGGTGCTTTTTATTACAAGCAGGATTCCAACACAGGAGTAACAGTAACGGCATTTACACCTGCTCAATTGGTCAAGCAAAATCAAACATTGATTAGATTAGAAGTGTTCAAAGCCATAGAAATTTTCTATTCGACTTTGGTCACTGACAATTCCAACATCAATGAAAAAGATGCTGCCAATTACCAATTTGCAAGACGTCGCTTTGAGGAGGAATGGGAAAAGGCTATTCAAGAAAGTTATTTCTATGACTTATTGAACACGCAAAATACTCCCAATCCTATTATTGGAACTTATCAACAAAGTTGGTTGGCTGATGTCAACTTCTTTGAGGGTGATCGTCGCTACTTCTAATAACTATAATATTATGACAGCATTCGTATATAAATGGACACACAAACCCTCCCTAGGATGGTATGTAGGCTCACGAACTGCGAAAAGGTGTCATCAAGAAGATGGTTATATTTGTAGTAGCAAAATCATAAAAAGGAAATAATCTAATGCCCTTATTCACTCTAGCAGAAGTGCAGTCCACATTGACCAATTATGTGTTGGCCAATGAACAGACTAATCTAATAGAAGTCTTCCACAATTTTCCCAGCAATGAGAATGTTGTCACAGAAGGCATTTATATTGCTCAGGTTTATCAGGCAGATAGAATGAAAAACTCCAATGGTATTACACCAGGTGGTCATGTTTATAATATAGTAGATCGCATTGAAATGTATATTGTGAGTCAACAAGACAATCCCTTCATAGAAGCAGAATTGGCCTTGTTTCCACAATTCATTGATGATCCTCTGTTTGTAAATCAAGGATATTACCTACGTGAACATACCATACAACAACAATATGTAAAAAATAGTCAACGCTATAGAATTATATTTGATCTTACGAGATTACAAGTTATATAAAGGAAAAACAAATGGCAAACATTAATGTAAGCTCACCAAGTCAATTTTTGACATTGGAAATCTCTACATCTTCTGCGTTTACGACAGCAACAACTTTGGTGCTACCAGCACTACAAGATGTTACTATCACAAACAACAATGGAGTGTTTAGATGGAAACAGTTGGACCAAATTGGTCAATTGGTAGCGGTAACACCTGCAACCAACAGCATCAACCTAACTTTGGTTGTTGACGATTCAGCATTCTATGGAACAGCATATGGCACAGCCCCAGCGGCTACTGACAGTGCAACCAAACAAGGATTGTTCAATCTCAGCAATTATAAGAGTCGTGTTTATTTCAAATACTACTGGGGTGGATCAACAACTAATTCCGTTGCAGGCTCAGGATTCCTATCAGGTCTAGCACCTAAGGTTACTCCTGATCAACCAGTGTATATCACACCATTGATCATTGAAGTCGATGGCACATATACTCCATCAGCTACCTAATCCACAAGATTAGATAGTAAAGTAAGGGTGTTTAATACACCCTTTTCTCTTGATTAAGTAAATACATCGAAGGGATTTATAGATATGCGATTTGAAGAATATGAAGTCAGCGAACTTCTCCAAAGTCTGGAGGCAGAACTCGCTAAAGGATTAAATGAGATCCGCCACGCACAGGCAGACCTGGACAAAGCTGAAAGTCGTTACAACTTTGCATTGGCCCTCCTACATTACTTAAAAAGGATTTAAAGATATGAAACTAAGTGCACTCGCAAAAACACCAGAACTGATTAAAATCACCATTGAAGATGAAGACACCGTGGCCCAATATGGGGAACCACTTGAGTTTTACACAATGGATCGTCAACCTATGGAAACTTTCTTGAAGTTTGCCGCAGGTGACCGTCAGGATTTTAGTCAGATGGCAGAGTTATTGAAAGAAATGGTTTTAGATGAAGATGCCAATCCAGTTATCAAAGATGGATTGATTCTTCCCAGTAAGGTTATGATCTCAGCGTTCAGCAAATTGGCAGAACAGTTGGGAAAGTAACCGGAGATGAATATGATACTGATAGTCCAGAGATATATGTAGCAGTCACACTGGATCGCATTGGGGAGAGGTATGGTTTACTCCCCAGTGAAGTCCTTGAGCGTGCCACTACACTGGATATCAAAATTATGGACATCTCTCTAAGTTATGAAAAAATGAAAGATGACAAGCGGGCTGGTATCACACCCAAAGTTGATCCCCGGAAACTTGAAGAAGCTTTTGCAAAGTTTAAGGAGCAGAAATGAGCACTGTTGATGTAAAGTTTGATAAGTCTATACTCTTAGGTAAAATCAACAACCTTAAAAAAGTCACACAACAGGCTATGCCTTTGATCTATGCTGAATATGTCAAGAATACCCCTGTGGCACCAGTCAATGGTGGCAATGCCAGAAACAATACCAAATATCACAGTAATATTATTACTGCTGATTATGAGTATGCATCAGTGTTAGATGCCGGCAGGGGATTCAGAGATGGACAGATGCGAGGCAGTGAACAAGCACCACACGGTATGAGCGATCCTACTAAGATCTTCGCACAAAAACTCATACCGCAGTTGGTTAAGAAAATAGGGAGCAAAAGATAATGGCAGATATAGCAATCACGCTGACGCTGGATGACAGCCAGTTTCAAACAATACTTAAAAAGGTAGATACCAACACCACTGCCTTTGGTGCCAACCTTAAAAAGACAATGGCTGACAGCACTGCCGCTGTGAATAATCTAACCAAGGTTATAGGTGATTTAAGTGGCAAGATCACGGATTTAACTGCACAAATCAGCAATAATAATCAGGCTTTGTCATCACAAGTAGAGAAATTAGATCAGGCCACTA